ATAAAGACATTATGATTCCTGTTTATGTTTACAATGACCTTGATGACAAAGATTTAGAAAAAACACAAGCCTATTTAGATAAGATGTTAGTAGAATGGAATATTGTTAAGGATACCCAAAATGTATAAAGATGTAACAACAGCAATTAACAATTTACCGGAATATTTGAAGTCTTATCTTAATTGGCAATCTATGATTCTAAGTTATTCACCAAAAGTATTGCCTGAATTATTTGGCAATAAAAAGTCTTATATTTTAGCCAAACTTCAATGGATGAGTGAGAATATTAAATCAGATGGTGACGGTTATAAACGATTTCTTATTATTTGGGATTACAATAAAATGAAATGGGATTTTGCAATAGCTGGTTCAAGTAATCCGTTATCAGTATTATTTACAAGGGATGTTATTGAGCAAATAGTCGATTTTATGTTGCCTGAATTAAAACAATTTGAAGGAGATTTAATTAAATGAAACGAATAATAATATTTATGATCACTTGTGTACTAAGCTTAATATGCGGAGTGCAAGCATTATTTATACAAGGGTATTCAGTTAATAACATTAAGTTTTGGTATTATAGTGTGCCTTGGCTTATTATTATAATAGGTGTTATTCAGTTTATAGGGATAATATTTATGATGAAAAGCAAATAACTACCGTTGGTAGTATAAATATCTTAAATAAAAAGGAATTAACTAGAAGAACTTAGGTAACCGTTAATAACTTGTAAGCGGGCTTGACACTACAGGCTCGCTTATTTTATTTGACAAGATTATAAAAAGGAGTATAATATGAGTATGTATCAACATGGTTTAGATGAAGAGAATATTATAGAATGTCATTATGAAGTAAATAAGTGGGGTGTTAATAAGGTTTGTTTTACAGATATCAATGACCATAGATGGCATTTATTATTAACAGATTCTAGTGCTGAACTAGAATATCAAAGATTATATCATAAAATGATTAGTAGAGTGCAGACACAACATCCGTTTGAACAAGGTGGTAAAATCGTAGAAGGTATGATTAAAGATGATCTACATACTGAAGAGTTAATTAGAGTGCCAGTAAATGAAACAATATTGAATAATAAACAACAGAAAGAGATAGATGATAGACTAATCAATATTGCCTATATTAATCAAGACGCATTTACAGACAACTTATTACAGTTAAAGAAACTGCAAAAAGATAATATTGTTAATAAATCACAAATACCATTTAATCAGCTTCAATTAAGACTTAAAGACTTTATGGCTAATCAATCACATAAGAGATCAGATATAGAGGTATATATTCAATCGGGTAAAAATCGGGTATGAGAAAAGATATACAAACAGAAGGTATAGAGCATAGATTTACAAGTGATAAACAACCAAGTAATGAGAGTAAAAGAGTTCCTAAGTTAAAAACGCGTATTAAAAAAGCGTTAGAGCAAAATGGAGTTATTATAACAGAGAACTTAATTAAAGAGTGTATAAAAGTATCAGTGCCTCATTTGCATTTTGCTTTTGATAGAGCTTATGGTAAGGCAGATCAAAATCTCAATATTACAAGTTATACAAACGAAACAAGACAAGCAATTGAAGATATAATTAATGCTGGACAAACAAAAGATTGAATGGTTATGGAATAATCCTTATAAGTTAGGGCATATATTAGGGTATACTGATTTAACAGAGACTCATAATAAATGGATAAAAGAATATTGGTTATCAGAGGTTGATAAAACTTTAATGGCTCATAGAAATAGTTTTAAGACAACTAGCATATTAGTTATAGGTGTAATATGGTATTTATTTTTTTATCCAAATACAACTATTGCTATTATAAGAAAAAGTGAGACTGGTGCTAAATCTATACTTATTGAAATTATCAAACATTATCAATCAGAAAAGCTACAATATATTTACCAGGAATGGTTTAATACTACATTTCAATTAAAAGACTTTTCACAAAGTAAACTTAATTTACCTACAAGAGAATTAGTAACAAAAGAAGACAATATTAACTGTTTTGGCAAAGGCGGTAATATAACAGGTTTTCACTATAACAAAGTATTGATAGATGATATTGTCACTGAAAAAGATCGTTATAGTAAAGCTGAGAGAGAATCAACAAAGAATTATGTCAGAGAATTACAAAATATTAAAACAGTTGATGGCCAAATCATAGCAACGTTAACACCCTGGCATCCTGATGATGCTTCTACTTTATTACCGAAGGCTGAGAAATATCCATTAGGAACATTACAAATACCAGGGTTTACTGAGGAGAAAATTAAAGAACTTAAAGCAACAATGACAGCTAGTCTTTATTCAGCTAACTATTTATTAGAGCATTCAAAAGACGAGCAATGGCTATTACAATATACTGACTGGAATGATAAAGAGCATTGTTATGCATGGGTTGATCCTGCTTATTCAGGTAAGAATACAACCTCACTCTGTTTGCTTCAAATGATTGGTGACAAGATTATTTGTAAAGGATGGGTATGGCGTCAACATATAGCTGAGTTGTATCCACAGATTATCAATTTAGCAAAAGAGTATAATTGTCTAGAAATGATAATAGAGAATAATAAAGATGAGGGGTTAAGTCAAAGAGAGATTGCTAAAAGCTTTCCTTTGATTAAAGGTATTCATTCAACAGATAATAAGATATACAGAATAAGTTTTTATATCAAACAATATTTAAATAGGTTATATTTTGATAATAATTGTCAAACAGACTTTATAGAACAAATTAGTTATTATGAGGAAGGGAAAGAGCCTGACGATGCACCTGATAGTTTAGCAAGTTTATTAAGGGAAGTAGTTTATAAAGATGCATCAAAAGCAGTATCAGTAGCCGAAGAGATTACCGTTAAGGAGTACATCTATTGAAACGAGATGAAGCTGGGGCTATCATAGAAAAGAATCAAGAGTCATTACCAGGCTTACAGGTTAGTAGCAATGTCATTGAACATACTAATGATGATAAATTAGACTGGTTTGAATATCAAAAAGATATACAGAAAATAGAGTACGGTAATCCCATTGTTTCAACTACGATTAAATCTTTATTACAGCCTTTACAATCAAAGTATGAATTAACACCAGGGCAGAATAACGATGAAGCTAAGGAAATGGTGGATTATACTTATTGGTGGCTAGATAACTTAGATAAAGGCTTTGATTATTTTCATAGACATTTTTTAAGGGCTATTACTAGGGGACTGTCATTATTTGAACCAATAGTGCAAAAGGGCGCTGAATACAAGTTTATTCAAAACGGTGTTGGTAAAAAGAAAATTACTAATTGCATAATAGCATTATCACCGATTCAAAATCATACTATCAAGCAATTTTATTATAATCCGAACACAGGCAAGTTTGAAGGTATACAGCATGAAAGATTGTATATACAAGACAATCCTTATAGTAAAGCTAATAACAAAGATATGTTTGTTGATATTCCTATATGGGATAGTAAAGGTCAAATACCTAGATTGTTTTGGTGGACATTTGAAGAGTATGATAATGATATAAGAGGTAACGGAGTTATAAGACCTGTTAGATATTATGTAGATGCTGAGAAGAAATTATTAACAGGTGTTGTAAATAATATTATAAGAGGTACGGGGTTGCCAGGTATTGAGACACAGGGCGAGCCAGCAAATGCCACTCAGTTAGATACGATTGGGAGGAACTTAGCATCTACCAGTCAGGCTTATTATAGAGTGGATGTAACCAAGGCTAAGATTATTTTGAATGATTTAAAAGGTCAAGATCAAGCATTAGGAATATTACAATTTATAAACAGAGAATTATTCTTTAATACATCAAGTCAGTTTATGACTTCGGGGTTAGGGGAGAATGGGTCAAGGGCAGCAACAGGGGAGTTGAAGTCAACTTATGAATTAGCTGTTAATGCTATTGATTATCAAAGAACTTGTAAACTTCAAGAGCTTGTTAATATGGGTATTCAGTTAAGTTATTTATCAGGGGGGATGCCAGATAATTATCCTGTTATATCTTTCCCTTCGGTTACTCAATTAGATCGTCAGCAAGAAGCTGCAATTTTAAAGGATTTAAGGGCAGCAGGGTTAGTGATAACAGATAAGGAATGGAATACTATCATAAGACCTCGTTTTAATATGCCAGTGATTGAGGAAGTGCAAGAGGTTAAAACCTTACCAGACGAGACAAATATAGATAATAAGTATTCAAAGAAAGTCCAACGTAAACAAAAGTCTTATGAATTAGAAGAGTTTGAGAGAAATACATTTGAAAAAGAGTCAGCTAATAATCACTTTCTATCAGCACAGGAACAAGCTACTAAAATTATAGATGATATGACTGTAAGGTTATTAACAGATATTGCTAAACAATTAGAGGGAGACCACACTAAGGAAATACAATTAAGATTTGAAGGTGAAACTGTTAATAAGCTTAATAAGATTTATAATGAAGTAAGGGCTGGCGGGATAGCCGATGTTCAGAAAGAATTAGCGAAGGTAGGGAAGAAGGGCTTACAGTTAACAAAGACCTTTACAGATAAGGAAGTTAAGAATAATTTAAGTAGGCTTGTCAAGAAATACTTCTTTGATATTAAAATAGGAGTTGAGAATAAGTTAGCCAAAATGACAGATGAGCAAGTAGCTGATAAAGGCTTGTTAGAAATTGTTTTTGGATTTAAGGATGTTAATAAAGGCACTAGATATGATATTGTCAATGAAACACAGAACGGTTATACAAACGGTAGAGGTGAAGAGTTAGAAGCTAACAAGGATAATATAGAATTATATTTATTAACAGCTACATTAGATGAGGCGTTATGTACAATATGCGGTGAAATGGATGGGTTTTTAGGAACTGTTGAAGAGTTTTCAGCGTTAGGTATTAGCGTGTTTCAAGCTCCGCATAATACTAACTGTGAAGGCGGTCATAGAGATCGTTGTCAAGTAATGCCATTCAGTTTAGTGAAAAAAGAGGATTTAGAGTGATCTGGAAAATATTGTCAGGTATATTTGTATATATATTTAGTCAGCCTTTTATATTTTATGGGTTTATGGCAGGCTGGATGGTTAAAGATAAGCCATTAGATAAACAGGCTGAACAAGAAAGAATAGCAAAAACACTTGATAATGATCCGAAGGCTAAATTACAATATCATTTAATGCTATTACAATTAGGCTTATTATCAATAGAGCAGTTTACAGCATTACAAAAAGATGCTAAACTTAAAGTTGAATGTAAAGATGGTGTATGGATAATAAAATAAGTAAAGAAGAGATTCACTTATTATATAAAGAATTAGCTATTAAGCATAAGCAGTTGACAAGGATATTAGGTTTTGATAATATGAAGGCTGAGGTTAATACCTCTATAAGTAAAGATGCATTTGAAATAAAGGTGAAAATACCAGATAAGAATATAAAAGATTATTTAAATTAATAATTTAACAGCAGACTTGTAATTAAGACCTGTTATCGACTAACAATCGGTAATAGGTCTTTTTTTTTGGAGAAAATATATGTCAGATAATATGACGCCAACAATACCACAACCAACAGCACCACCGAAAATGAAAGGCAAGGTAGAACTATTAGCAGAAATTAAAAAGTTATTAGAAAAGAATGGTGTCAATATTTCAGATGACACTTTATTAAGTTTAGTCGATTCGATGGTTATTGAAGGTACTAAGTTATCAAGACGATTAGAGAATATTCAATTAGCAATGATAGAACCTACTGAACAAAGGCAAAAAATACTTGTATTTCCTAGGGGTAAACATTGGATTGAAAAATACCAACGTTGGATTACCTGGGATAATAATTTTTATAATAAGATTATAGAAAACTTTACTAATAGTAAATTATATAGTCCGTTTATAGATAAACAACATCAAAGAGATGAGTCATACGGTGAGATATTAGAGCCGTCAATTGAAGATGAAGGACTCTTTTTTTATATTCAACTTAATCCTATTGGGGTCGAGTTAATAAGAAAAAAGATTTACAGATATATATCACCGTCAATAGAAGACGTTGAGGATTTAGAAAAAAGTAAATCAGGTAATTGGATGGATTCTATAAGCCTAACCAACACACCAGCATTATTAGGGTTAATACCTAAACTTCAAGAACAAATCCAATTATCGAAAAAAAATCATCAAAGGGGGAGAGTTATGGATATTATGGAATTATCCAGACAAGATTATACAAAGTTAACATCGGTATTAAAGCTTCAAGACGGTGCGGATGTTAATACAATGATGAAGGCAATAACTGAAATACAGGCAAGCCTTCAAGATGCCTTAGCTAAAATCACAGCCTTAACAGGTGAGGGACAGGCAAAGGATGAGCAGATTGCTAAACAAGATGAAGTAATGACAAAGCTTAATACAGATATTACTAAGTTTACAATTGAGAAAAGAGAAGCGGAATGGGAAACATTGCATAAAGAAGCTATTACTAATAGTCAATGGAATCCTAACGAAAAGTTTATTGAGTTAAAGAAGACTCAGTTTATGAAAGATCCTGATAGTATCAAAATGGAATTATCTTTAATTCCTAAAATTACTATTCAAGGTCAACAGACTATTGCTAACAATGGACAGGCAATGCAGTTATCAAGACAAGAAATTGACTTGTTAACACAGACAGGCTTTGATCACAATACAATGACTCCAAAACAAATAGAGGATTGGAGAAGCGTTGTAGGGGAGGTAAAATAATATGGCAGCAGTAACAGCCGAACAAAAATCAATTAAAATAAGAAATGAAGGCAAGCCGATACCGATACCTGTAATATCAGGCGGTACTATTTATGGCGGGACATTAGGTATTATAGAAAAAACTGGCTACTTAGATAATTTAACATCATCTAATTATCATCAAGCAAGAGCCGTTGTTTATATAGCAGATCGAACTGCTAATACATCAGGCACACCGGCCGCAACAACATCAGCAGGTTCGATATCAGGGTCAAGATATGAAGCCTCAGCGGTTGCAGGGGATAAAACCGTAAGAGAATGTTTTATTCAAGGTGATATTTTAGTACCGTTTACTTCTATTACTCAGTCAGATTTAGGTAAAACAGTATATGCACAAAACAATTTTACACTAGACGAAGTAACAGGTACAGGTATTAAAGTAGGTATGTTAGTAGAAGTATTATCAACATCATTAGGATGGGTAAGACTTAATACATGGGGTCAAAAAGATGGGTTAGTGAGAGTAAGACTACCATTTACAGCTAATACTACACATGCCGTAGGCGATACCCTACCAAGCTGGTTAAATCCAACAGGTGAAACAATATTAGTGCATTATGGGTTAATGGACGTTGGTACTAAATCAACAGGGGCTGCAACCGTAGATATCGGCGTAAGTACAGTGTCAGGATCAAGTGACATTTTATTTGACGGTCTTGATATAGGAACTGCCGCAGGGGTATTTAATAGTACCGTTTCAGGCGGTTCAAACGGCACAGGGTGTGTAAAGCTAACAAGCGGACAATATATAACAGCCGATACTTCGGCAGATACAACAGGATTAGTAGCATCGTTAATCCTTGTTTATTCAATAGAAGAGTAAGGGAGGAAATAGATGTTTAATTCAGCACAATTATTACAAAAAGTTAACTCTCGTTTCCTAAGGCTTATGCAGGTAGATTATAAACCTGTGTTCGATTTTATGATCGATAGAGTTACATCAAAAACAGACAAAGAGATTTATCCAATCATGCAGACATTACCAGGGTTCAGTGAGTTTTTAACTGGTATTGAATATGGTGACTGGGGTGATAACACATTAACCGTTTACAATAAAATATTTGCAGACGGTATATCAGTGAATAGATTTTATTTAGAAAACACACAGGATTATATCGGTAACGCCTTAGAATCTTATATTAAAACAATAGTTGAGATTTATAAGAACGAGCCAGATAGATTTGTTAAGAACTTATTTTCAGCAAATGCGACTCACTATGATGGCACAGCGTTCTTTGCTACATCACGTCCTAACATAGATACAGGGTCAAATACAATTGACAACCTGGCAACAGGGACTTTATCAAGTGCTTATACAACCACAACTTTTGGCTCTGACTTTCAGCTAGCTTTAAATAAGTTTGGCGGTATGTTAGATAAACTTGATAATCCGTTAAATCCTACCAGGAAATATGTGGCGCTAGTGCCTACTCAGCACATGGGAGTGGCTAAACAAGTATTGACATTACAGAGCTATATAGATGCAGCAACAAGCGATCCAACAAGTGCGGTACATCAAGGCATGGCAACCATTGTTGAAAATACTTATCAGTCTTTATCAGATCATGACTGGTATTTAATCAATGTTAATAATGCCACTAAGCCAGTAGTGATACAAGATAGAGACCCTGTTAAATGGTATGTAAAAGATGAGCAGGATGATCCGCATGTTAAGTTTTATGCTAAATATGCAATGGGTGCAAGTTTCTTAAATCCATTTAGCATTGTTAAAATTAATAATTAAGGGGGTGATTATGGACATCTCAATCCAATATTTAGGTGCAAAAACAGATAATTACTCTCGTTATGGGAAGACAATTACTGTTAATGAAACTAAAATAACAGATGTAGCCAAATACTATGGCTTAAAAGATGAGGTAGAGGCAGAAGCAAGGGTGAAAGCTCTTGAAGCTGATAAAAGAATATTAGTAAAAAGATATAAGGGGGCTTAATATGTATTATATTAAAGCCTTACCTCCGCAATCGGGAGTGGTTAATTACAACTACTCCCGCTATGGAGTCAATATACCTAACAAAGAAACCTGGTATAAGAACATGAAGGAATTATTTCCTACAAGTCCTTTAACAGAGGATGAGTTATTTGACTCAATGAGAAAAGATAAAAGAGTAGAAATAAAAACTCAGGATGAAAAAAATGTTATTGAGGCTGATGCTAAGGGTGAACTAAGAAAAGTCATAGATGCGGATGCAGTCATTCCTAATGATACTATTGTTATAGAAGATGTTAAAGAAGACAAGACAGTCATTATAGAAGAGCCAAAAGAGCCAGTAATAACATTAGAACAAATTAACGATCAAATAGAAGAAGCACAAAAACTTGGTGATAAAGACTTAATCAAAAAATTACAAGATCAAGCTAGGGTAATAGCAAGGAGTCGCAAATGATAGTTAATGATATTCAAGCTAGTGAATTAGCAGGTAATTGTAATGTAGCGATTTCATCAGGGACATCGACAAGTTATTATGAAGCTGCCCTACGTTTTCAGCATGGGTTAACAGATAGATGGGCTTGGGAGAAAGATAACGTTTCAACACATGATCTTTATTTAAGGCGTTATGATATTGACGGTGTATTAGTTGACTCACCTATTAAAATAGATTGGACAACAGGGGCGGTTACACAAAGTACAGCTAGCTTAACAAGCCTTAATGTAGGCACAGCTAACACAGGAACAACAGCAGTTGAAAGAGGTGATGGGCATAATCATACAACCGTTTTAACAGTATCAACTACATTGCCAGCAATTGCTGGTGGAGCAGATTTAGCGGTTGGCAAATTACTTTACACATTTCCCTCAGGGGCTATTATAGTTAATTCAGCTTATATGAGTATAGGTATTACACAAACACAGGCGCATATAAATGCTGATACACCAGACGGCGGATTAGGTACTGTTATTGCATCAGGGGCGGTAGCAACATTAGATGGCACAGGTACATTTGAAAATATTATTACAGGTCAGACATTTGCTAATTGTACAGGCACAGCGAAGGTAAAAACTGCTATTCCAACAGCAGGAGCTTCATTTACAATTGAAATAGGTGAAGCGCATACAATTTATTTTAATGTGGCTGATGGTTGGGCAGTGTCAGGGGATGCAGCAGCTTTATTAGCAGGGACAGTAATATTAAATTGGAGCTTTATAATTTAATGGCTAATTATGCAACATATACTGAGGTAGCTCTTATATTAGGGCTAACAGATTATACGGCAACAACCAGGCCGACATCAACTCAGGTCACTAACATATTAACAGAGGTGACACAAAACATAGACTTTACATTAGAGTCTGTTGGATTAGAAAGCCAGCCTAGTGATTCTAATGTGCAAGGTAGATTAAAAACATTATGTAAATATGGTACTGCTTGTCAAATAGCAATTTCTAAATATGGAGATGCAGACGGTGTTGAATCAAGCCAAGGGGCTTATTTCTGTAAACGATATGATGAAGGGATTAAGGAAATAAAAACTAACCCTGAATTATACGGCTTGGTAGTAGGGGACTCAGGATCAACAGCTAATAGTAACGTGTTAGAAGGAACTGACTCAGTAACAGACATTCAAGCTGATTATGTGGATAGGACTTTTACAGTATGATTAGTTTTAAGGTAACAGGTGAGGAACGAGCTAAAAACATGTTTCAGTTATTAGCTCAAAGAGTGGGCGATTTACGCCCGATTTGGAAAACGTTTATACCTTATTATCGAGAGACTATTATTAGAGGGGCTTTTAATACTAAGGGCAAGATTATGAAAAACTCTTGGAAGCCTTATAAAGAGTCTTATTTAAAGTATCTTCGTAGGAATAGACTTGATACTGAGGTGTCATTAAGACGTTCAGACACTATGTATAATGCTGCAATCGGTGGAGCGGGGTGGAAGGATAAACAAGAGAAACAACAATTAACTATGGGTATTGAAGGGGAGAAATACTTCGGTGCTCAACAAGAAGGATATCCAGCTAATAATTTAGTTGCTAGGTCTTTTTTTTATACTGATGATGATGACTTGCCTTTAAGGGCATGGGCATATTTAGTTAAGTCATTAGATGATTACTATAAAAAGGTAGATAAATGAGCCGTTATGTTGGTAGGGATGTAAGGGATAAAATTATAAGCCTTCTATCAAGCGGTGGAACAAGCTCTAATGTGTATGGGTATCATGGAACAACAGTTAATAGTTTAGCAACAGAGTTAGGATTAATTGATACTGAAAGAGGTGAGACAACCCCTACGCCTGGGATTATTACGTATAAATGGGATGAGGCTCAATATCCAACCGTAGTAGTAGATTATATTAAGAAAGACAATCTTAATACAGGCGAAGGAATGAATTCTATTAACAATGCTTTAAGTGAGTTAGGACAGTTATTAGAGTTGGCAATATTTATTGAAATGCAGTCACATGAAGAGGCGTTTCATAATTATTTAGAGAATTATGTAGATGCTACTGAGAGAATATTACAAGTATACATGGACATTAACATTACATGGATCATTGTAGATAATGTTGAAATGACAGGTGTATATAAAGAGCGTAATGGCCAGGGTTATATGAAAATGGCTAAAATAGGATTACAAGTGAGGGTAAATTAAATGTACAAGGTATTAAAAGGAAAAGTAAGAAGTGTAAAAGATGAGCAAGGTGTTATTAGGATTTTTCAAGAAGGTGAAATACTCCCAAAAGATTATAAACCACCTCAGGACTATCTTGATCAAGGGATAGTAATGGAAATTCCTAATACAACTAAAAAAGGAGATAAATAATGCCAACAGGACGACAATTACAAGTAGCAATTAAGAAAGAATCAACTTTTAATACTTATGTGACAGGGGACTTATTCCTTAGACCGTCAAGTGAAGAGTTAAAAAATAACATTAAGTTTGTTGAAGATGAGGCGATGGTTGGTGAAACATTTTCAACTGAGCAAATTAAAACAGGTGAAGACCCTGGTGGTACTATGCAAACGGCTTTACATGGGGACACTGCGGGCGTGTTGTTACACGCTTGTTTAGGCGGTGAAACCTCTGTTACAAATCCTGCTAAATCTTATTTAGTAGTGAATTATACAGGCACAGCGTTATATGCAAGATTAACAAAAGCAAGCACAAACTTAACAGCTGAAACTTCCGCAGATGGGTCTTCATGGTCTGTGGATAATAACTTCGGGTCTAGTGGAGTGGTAGATTTAACAGCAGCAGCGTATGACACAGCGGCGGAGTTATCATCCGCAATAGACGGTTTTACGGGTTGGGATTCTACTTTATTTGGTGCGTCAGCAACACCATCAACAGGGATTGCAGCATTTTCAGCAACTGTCCTACATTCAAATGATGTCAAAAATACAGCTATGTTATTACCAGTATTAGTAACATCAACTGTGAGTAAAACTCATACTGTTTATCCTGCTGATGTTGGCACTAACCTTCCTAGTTATTCTATAACTTTAAATAGAGGATTAGGAACAAATGCAAGTATTAGTTATACAGGTAGTAAATTATCAAGTTTAAATATAACAACAGATCAACAGGGGATTGTTAAGGCAGCATTAACCTGGAATTGTTGCTTAGAAACCACAGGGAAAAATGATATTACTTATGTGTTGCCAACAGTACAAACTTTTATTGCAAGTAAAACAACTATTTTAATGGATGATGATACAGGTGATCAAATTGACTTTGCAAATGTGAAATCGTTAGGTATTAACGTAAATGCAAATGTAGATTCTGATTTTTCAATAGGTAGTTATTATAAGAATGAACAGGTAGCACAAAAAGGTGATATAGATGTGTCATTTACAGCAACATTAACAACTACTCAAAATGCTGTTAGACCGTTATGGGTAGCTGGGACTTCGGTGTCAATGTGGGTGTATATGGAATCAAACTCAATAGCTGATTTAACTAATTCAATACCTTATTCATTGTTAATAAGATTACCTAGGGTGAAGTTAATGGATTTTAATGCACCATCAAATACACCTGATAGAATTGTTATTACAGGATCAGGGAAGGTTGAGAAACCACAAAATGCAGTAATTCCTAAACATATTTACGCTTATATAACAGACACAGATACAACTGTATACACAAGTTAATAGAAAGGAGATCGTGCCATGAAGGTAAATCTAAATACTCAAACAGAGAAAAGACTAGATATTTCAGGGTTTAAAGACTCTATGAAGGGTATTGAAGAGGGTGATTATCTTACTATAAAGAAATTAACGTTAAAAGAGCGTAGAATAGTAGAAATGACTAGTTTTATGAAGGGAACAAGTCAATTTCATGCTGATTTTTTACAGGCAGTATCAGCTTTAAATAAAAAGCCTGAACAAATAACAAATGAAGAGTATAGTCAAATACTTAAAGGTATGAACTTAACTGATAAGGCTATTGTAGAGTTAGCAAGCAGCTTTACAGAAAGAGAATATCAAACATTAGAGCTTGCGATTGATGAAGATAAACATTCATTTACAGATATGCAAGGCAAGCCGATAAAATTAACAATTGAAGTGTTATTAAATATAGGTACTCAGTTGTTTATTAAATATTTATTAGATGAAATTAACAAATTATATAAGGATGAAGTGCCGGGGGAGAATATCTCGGACAAATAGTCCGGTTAGTGTACGATGGGGTGTCTTTAATAGAAGATGACATGTATAATAGGTGGCAAGGAATTATTAAGGATTGCTTTCATTGCATGGATATAGATGGGAACTTTATTTCATTACCTGAAAATGGCGGATATTATAATCAAGACGAAACTATTATGAGAATATGGTGTAAGGTACAAAGCGCTTATAAACAAATAATAGATGAGAAAATAGACAAGGTAAGAAATGGCTAAGGTTGAAATTGATATTATCGCTAAGGACATGGCATCTGGTACAGTCCAAAAAGTCAAAAACCATTTCACAGAGCTAGTAGCTGGCTTTGCATCAGGTCAGGTAGTAGCAACAGCTATTATAGGTGCTTTTAATAAAGTTGTTGATGTTGGCAAGGAAATGGTTAAAGAGTTCGGCGAACAAGAAAAGGCAGAGGCTAAATTAAGAACTCAATTAGGTCAGAATATTGATAGTCATTTACAATTTGCTAATTCAATTCAAAAAATTATTGCAGTTGGCGATGATGTTATTCTTAATGCTGAAAGCTTTGGGAGATCATTAGGAATAACAGCAAATGAATTAGACGATGCCGCTAAAAAGGCAATAGGCTTTCAAGCTGTATTAGGCGGTGATTTAAATAGTAATATGAAGCTTGTAGCTCAGGCAACAGCTGGAAACTTCACAATGTTACAACGTTACATTCCAGCATTAAAACAAGCGACAACAGATAGTGAAAAAATGGCTATTGTGAATAGATTTGCAAGTGAAGGGTTTAAACAAGCTGAGGCAACAGGGAAAACGTTTACGGGCGGGTTAGAGTTAATGAAGATTCAACAAAAAGAATTGTTAGAATCTGGTGGTAAATTGATCGCCCAAGTTGGTAAGGATTTAGTTATTGCTATGAATGACAATACTACGAAGTTAAATGAATGGATTGAAAGCAGTAATGCAATTAATAAAATAACATTTGGAGTGAATATCACATTAAAAGAAATAGTCAATACATATAGGTTAGTGTATACAGCAATGTTTGATGTAGGAATGATAGCAAAGGAATCAATAGATATTTTTTTAAAGCTAACTAATATATATGGGACTCTAATAGAGTTTATTGTTAATCCTAAAAAAGCACTTGATGACTTAAAGCAAAGTTTTATTGATGTAGCGGATGCTGGTAAAAAGGCGGGAACTAATTTAGTAGAGAATGTAAAAAAAATTGCTACTGATGGAGCAGCGGAGTGGCAAAAATATCAAGCTGGCTACCAAGAAGTGATGAGTCAACAAAAAACCATTACTGAGGAAATGGGTGAACTTAATCAAAAAGATTTAGAAGAGTTTATTAAAAATCAATTGTTACATGTTGAATATATTCGTATGACAGAAGCTGAAAAAGAAGCAGCATTCCAAGCTGATAAAACTCGCATGGCAGAGACAGTTAATTTCTATATAGAGAGTTTTACTCAAATAGGGAATATGGCGTCAAGTGTTTTTGGGTCAATAGCACAACTAATTCAACAAACAACTGAACAAGGTATAAAAGACCGTCAAAATATGAGTAAGGAAGAAAAGAAGGCTATGTTAGACGCTTTTAATGCAAGTAAAGCAGCAAGTATTGCACAGGTATGGATATCCACTGCCATGGGGGTGGCTGGCGCATGGATGCAAGCCTTCTCGGTACCAGGGCAACATCCAATAGCTTCGGCAATTTTTGCAGGTATATCTACGGCGTTATTATTAGCAAATGCAGGGGTTCAAACAGGCATTATAGCAAGCAAACAACCAGGCTTTTATGAGGGTGGTAAAATTATGGGTTCACTTGGTATTGATAATATCCCTATAAGAGTTACTGCAAACGAAAGAGTATTAAGTCAAAAACAAAATGCTATGTATGAGGATTGGATTGGTGGTACTAATATGCGATCACCTTTTATGTACATAGAGAATATGACCGTTGTAACACCGGATGCAATGGATTTTCAAAGACAAATGATTGAATTACAGAAGGCAGAAAGTGCCAGATAGTTTTTGGTTATCTGATTTAACTAGTACATTAGTATTAGATTCAAATGTTTCTGAAATTACATTAGGGGCTGTTAAAAGACAATTTGACTTTGTGCCTTTTGTAGGGTCGCATGGCGGGCAAGTTAAGGGCATGGGTCAATTAGGAGTTAGAACATTTGCTATTGCAAGACGTGAGTATGTTGAAACAAGTGACTTAAACTTTGTTAATTCACGAAGAACGGACTTATTGACATGGTTTTTAAAAGCTGGTTGGACTAACATTTATCTTTATAGAACTAATGGAGAAAATACCATTACTAGTCGTACGTTAATATTCACTGATCAATTAGGAGCTGAGACAGGGAGTTCTTTAAGGATAACAAATAGTAGACAGATTACAGTTACTAGCCCCTGGGGATATTTTCAGCGTACAACAGCAACAACTGACAGCGAGGCAATTCCTGATGATGCTGTAAATGAGGTTGATATTGATAATGATGGGGACATTGAAACGCCAGTAGAGTTTACATTTACACCGACAGGTGATGAAACAATGTTTTCTGTGATTATGAATGATCAATTTGGATTTATATTAACAGGTTCTTTCAGTGCTGGGGTAGATGTAGTGTATAATACAGGAACTAATGTAGTAACAATTGACGGCAATATTCAACAGACTACACAATATTTAAGTCAAGGCGGGGTGTTTAACCTACCATCAGGTACAACAACTTTAACTGTATTATGTTCGGGGGCTTGTACAATGGCGTGGTCTTTTTATGAGAGGTATATATGAGGCTTGGTGGGTTTGGATTAGGTGAAACACCTGTCAGTGTTCTTAATCCTACTAATTATCAAAGTCAATTTCCTTTAAGAGTACAGCTTTACCATAAATCTGGCGGTTTAATTAAAGATTGGTTTATAGGAATGGACTCTGTGCCATTTGCAAGTATTAAGTTTGAATTAAATAAAAAAATATGCGGTGCGGGTTCAATGAAGTTTGCTTACCTAGATTTCCCTTTACATGCTGAGGATTATATAATTATTAGTTATAAAGGATTTTTATTATATCGAGGTATTATTGACACATCAGTTGACTTAAAAGGCGGTGAGGCAAAGCTAGTACCAGCAACACAAATCTTAGATGAGCGGTTGGCTAGTGTTACTTTTAGTAATGATACAGTCGAGACAATACTAGAAGATACAATAGATTATATTAACGGTGTCAGTGATACGGGTATTAGATATTCAAGTCAATTTGTCTCAACAGGTACAACAGACACTTTTAGCCCTGATTATTCAGGTTATGAGAAAGCTAAAAAGATAATTGAGGAGACTGTTAAGAAATTAGATGACAGAGAATATGGAATAAATGCACATAATATTTTAACGGTTTATACACCTGATACTGAGGTAAGTCAAACTTTTTTATTTGGTGATAACCCGCCTTATACTGAGATTGAGAATGAGACTGAGTATGGAAATGTAAAAAAAACCAGACTTCAAGTTATGAAGAAATCTGCGGGAGCGGGTGAAACATCAAGGATAGGTGAAGTAGGTTATGGCTCAGGATATGACCCTTTAACAATTGAAACATTAGTTAGGGTGAAAGAGGATAAATACCAAATAAGTGAGCTTATTTCAGATGATACGGAAGCCCTTGATGGTGCTTACGCTACTTTAATTGATGATATTCCTAACTCAATAACAGTAAAGAACTTTGATATAACTAGATTGCCTTTAACCAGACAGCTAATCGGTCAACGTTGGACATTAGAAGATAGAATCGAATATCAATTACGCTGTATAATTAACTGTGACGAGCTTACAGATGATGATGATACTATGTGGGGCGGGGCTTGGGGTGTTGATGAGTTTACTTCACTTAATACAACCGATTATGTGCAAGGGTCAGCCTCTATAAGTACCGCTAATAATACAGAATATGCATTTAATCAAACAATTAACTTTTTACAACCTACTCTTTTAGGCTTTATGTTGAAATCAGAGACAGCAACTAATGATTTTGCAGTGGCTATTGAGTCAGAAATTGTTGGGTGGTCTACGGGTGCATGGTCGGAAGGGATATGGTCAAGCGAAGAAGCACAAGTGACTAGTTATCCTGTGAATATTACAACAGCAGGGGTATGGAATTGGTATTCAATACCTATATCAAGCGGAGTTATAAATACATTAGGGTTTTTTAATAGCTCAGGGGCTGAGATTTTATTAGATCAAGTGAGTTTATACTTACCAGCTAGGCAACGATTTACAGGTGATATAGTACAAATGAACTTTGAAATTACACCGAAGGGGATTAACATTCCTACAATAAAACTTAATAATTATGACTTACAAGCTAACGATATGGCATTCGAGTTTAATAAAAAGATTGCTAAGTTAGAATCTATAAACCAAGATACTTAATGAAACATTTGTACTTATTTATATTAGTACTTTTATTAACATGTTCAAATCAATTAGGAGAAAATATGCGGACAGTATATCCTTATAGTGTTGATTCATTTTCAAGTGATAACCCAGATTACATACATTATCAGACTACTTATTATGCTGGAAGTGAGGCTAATTTTATAGCTCCTTCAAGTGCTAACTTTCCTAACTCAGGGTCAGCTACTAGATATTTTCTTTATGTACCTTTTATAGTGGATATCTCTGATTTAGCTGGAAGTAAACCTATAATTGCAAGGGATGTTACATCTTCAACTAACTTAACTACGGTCTCAGGTAGCCCTTCGGCTAATCAGATTAGATATGTTGGTACTGATACATCTACAATGAGAGATGTTTTAGAAATTAACTCAGCACAGGCAGGGCATACAATAGGCTTAGATTTATATATTAAGGGTGGGGCAAGTAATATTACTTCTGGTATTCCTATGATTTATAGAACATCAGCTGGTGTTGAGACATTTAGATGGATTAGACATAAAAAAATAGAAATAGGTGATTGGAACATGGACACAACAGATAGTGTTACTATTACTCATGGAGTAGTGAATTTTACATCTATTACTTTACATAATATCTCAATTATTAATGATGATGGATCAACAATACAACAATTAACATTATATTCAGGAGGAGCTGCTCCTGAGGGATATTTTGGGAGTATCACATCAACAACGATACAATTATTTCGTGTTGCTAGTGGATCATTTGATACAACGGATTATAATGCCACATCATATAATCGTGGATATATTGTAATAAGTTATGAGGACTAATAATGCCAACTAGATTACCTAAACATCAGTCAGATAAAAATGCATGGGTTACTCTAAATAACTTCCATAACGCATTAAAAGACTGTCCTGAATATCTTTATATTGTTACTAACTCTAATAACCCACCAACCATTAAACAATACTCACGATTTATTTGGTATAACACCGAAAGCATAACGTTATCAAGTGCAGTAGTAACAGGTAACAATGAATACTCTTCGGGTGCAAGTGTTACCAGTAACATATCACAGGCAATATTTGAAGATGGGGCTGATAGAACATTCTCATGGGGGTCAGGGAACTTCCCGGCTATTTCAGATGGGACTTGGTATTTAGAGTGCCGAGGGTCAACAGATACTAACTCGACAACTATTGGTAAAGGTAGTTATTCAGCTAGTACAACAGCACCTACTTATCAGCCTTTAAAAGGCGGTTGGTATAATGCAAGTGGTTATAAAGTATTGGCACGATTTACGGTAGCAAGTTCTGTTGTAAGTAATCTTGTAGTATTAAGTAAGCCATTAAATGAGAAGAAAACTACTGATACTGCAGTGTCAACAAGTGATTTAATAACATTTACAGACGTGTCAGACTCTAACATTGACAAACAGGCTACATTAACGAATATGTTAGCTGGTAATGTAGTAGAGTCCAGTATTACGTTGGCTGACAATACAACTAATAATTCAAGCACATCAAATCATGGGTTTTTAAAAAAGTTATCAAATACGGCTACTGAGTTTATGGACGGTACAGGGGCTTGGGACAGTGTTAAGGACTCAGATTTATCTACTAGTGATATTACAACTAATGATGTCTCAACAAGTAAGCATGGTTTTGCCCCAAAAGCACCCAATGATGCAACTAAATACCTAGATGGTACAGGAGCATATTCAGTTCCAACAGGTGCGGGACTTGCCAAGTTTGCATCTCCACAAAAAACAGGATTATTATTGTCACGTGCGTCAACAACTACAATAGGCATCACTTCGGGATATGTCATTGATTCAACAGGTGCAGATGCGTTATATATATCAAGTGCATTTACGAAGTCTACTTCAAGTTGGGCTGTTGGTACAGGAAATGGCGGTCTTGATACAGGTTCTATTGCTAACTCTACATGGTATTCAGTATGGGTAATTAAAAGACCTGACACAGGCGTTAATGATGTCTTATTATCAACATCGGCAACAGCTCCGACAATGCCAGCTAACTATACATTAAAGAAACGAATAGGATGGGTATTAACAAATGGGTCAGCTCAATTTGTAGTATTTTTTGAGAATGTAGAGGGTGAGTTTATATGGGATGTTAAAGCTATTGATGTTAATGAAACCATCAGTGTAACAACAAGGGTATTAAAAACAATGACAGCACCTATTGGTGTAAATGGGTTATTTAATGTCTTTTATTATCAAACAGCAGGTTCAGTAGCCATTGATATAGGGTGGACGGGTAGAACAAATGCAGTTGCATCTCAAACAGCAATGACATTAACATCAACTATAACAGCAGGGCAATCATTACAAGTAAAAGCATTTGTTGATAGTTCACATCAAATATTTTATAGATCGGATTCAGGATTAGGCACATTAGTAATATTAACTGAGGGTTGGGTAGATAAGGTATGAATAGCATAACACTTAATAAATTAGATACTGCTTTACAACTAACACAAAAAGACTTAACGGTGTTAGACAAATATGTGAAGGAAGATGTTAAAGATGAAATTAAAGCATTAAATGTTAAAATGAATTGGTTAATAGGCTTGCTTATAACAGCAATTTTAACACCTATTGCCTTATTTACTATACAGTATTTTCTTAAAGGAATGACACCGTAGGAGAATAAATGACAATAAATTCTATCGAAATGCAATATCAATCACATCCTGATAATAAACCCTTAATTATTTGCACTCCACCTTGGCAAAAGATTATTAATAATAAAGCAAAAACTATTTATGATCCCGACACTATTGGTGAGTTCGGATGTTTAACATGTGCAAAGGTAAATGCCAGGAATCTATTTTACACAAACTATTGGATGAGTATTAAAGAAGCTAACCAGTTAATTATAGATAATGACGGCTATGAGTTCTTATATCAAATGTCACTATCAAATGATTTAGATGAGGTGAAAGCTAAATGCCTGGGGAGAGAATCCTACCAGATACCAGCTATTGTTAATCCATTATTTAATATTAAAAAAGAGCGTGACTTTGTAGCCAGGGATCAAATACAAATACATATACCGAATAAGTTTTATATTATTAAGACTAAGTTTCAGAATACAGGTCATTATTCATTACTAATTAATGAAAAGCTCGACTACTTTGATAGTTATGACGGAGTTGTTAAACCAATCAATTCAGAAAACTTATTAGGATTTAAGGAGCTTATATTTTGATAGTTCTTATTAGAAAGCATTATAGAATCACAGATAAAGGAAAATTAAGATATCAGAAAGAAACCATAGCCATAAAAGGCATTTTAGCTGATATTGATATTACAAATATCAATAAACGTAACAAGACAGGAGACATGCAATGGACAAATTAAAAGCAATATTAGCAATATTAGACTTATTATGTAATTATGGGTTAAATGCTTACTCTATATTAGGAGTTAACTTATTTATTTGGGCTACTAAATTACTATCAGATAAACCTCATAAAAGATTATCAAATCATGACGTAGAAGCACACAAACGTAAGTGGACTACTATTAACGTGATTGTCTCTGTAATTGCATCCTACGTTGCATTATTGCATATCTGGGGGCAATTTTATCCTATTGGGTTTAAACAAATATTGTTACTTATTTATACCGTACCATTAACCAGTTTGACAAGTATAATACTTTATTATATAATTAAAGGGTTTATAAAGAAGGCTAATCCTATGGACGGGCTAGTAAGTGTCTGGAATAGTTTTGTGAAAAAGAAAACACAATGAAAATACCAAAACGATTTAAATTAGCTGGTCAAACTATTCAGGTGATAATTGACAAAGAACTACAACATAGAGAAGACCTTTGGGGACTAACAGTATATCGAGAAAATAAAATTTTATTGGATGAGGCAATTGCTAGGCCTCAAACAGGACAAGAACAAACATTTTTACATGAATTAGTTCATTGGATATTATATGCTATGGAATCTGATTTAAGAACTGATGAAAAGTTTGTGAATTTATTTAGTAATTTCTTACATCAAGCTTTAACAACAATGGAATATAAGGAGTAACTATGTTAGGATATAGAGTATATATGTATTTATGCCTGGGTATTGGTATTGAATATCAGCCTATTGTTAAAGCATTAACTATTCAGTTAGGCTTAATAGCAATACAGGTATCATTTGGTAAGGATAGTTCAGGATTCTTATTTGATTGGAAGTATCAATGAGTAACTTAATTAAGTTTATTAAAAAATATTATGTTGTAATTCTTTTTATTATTATAGCTGGTTTATTAGCATATTGGTTAAAAGACGTGATATGGTCTTTAATAGCATTAGCCTTCGGCGGTGCTGGGCAATTTGCTAAGAATAAAACAGAAAAAACAGAGAACTTAAAAAAGAGGTTTAAAGATGATACCGAAGTTACTGCTAGCGACAGTGATATTATTAACAGGGCTAAATCTAAACGCAGAAAAACTTGATGTATTTAAGTTTAAACCGTCTGAATTAACTCCACAAATTACTGATAAGGTGTTGCCTGACTTAGCATACTGGCTTGTTACTGATGTTTATATGCATAGCCTAGAAGGTCAATTATTATCACTAGAAAGACGTTACCAGGCAGGGACTGAGTTATTATCATGGTATGAGGGAAAATTCAACCAGGTGGCTAAATTAGAGAACTCAGTGAAGATTTTAACAGGGTTAGCAATTGGCTTTGGGGGCTTGTTTGTTATTAGCCTGGGAGCTATCATTATCTCAATCATTTATTTTAGTAAAGTAATTGAGGTCTATCAAGTATTTCACTAAACCGAAGTGATTACAAATGATCATTTCATTATACTCCGGGAGTACTAGCAGTTTGTTAGTACTCTTTTTTATTTACAAACTAATAATAATTTATTATAATATTATTAATTGTTTTTTTGTTCTTAGGCTATTCTTTAAATAGAGTAGCCTTTTTTTATCATAGGAGTATGAAATGAAAATGCTTATATTATTATGTTTATTAACTAGTTGTGTTTTATATTACCCACCTGAGTTTATAAGTAATAGTCCAGAACAAATGGGTATATGGGTTACCCAAAATATTAAGCAAGTTAATTATTTAGGGTGGCAATCACCTCAAACAACAATGCAAAACAAACAAGGTAATGAAGAAGATATTTGTATTTTATATATGTCAATGCTTAAAGAACAAGCTTTTATAGATAGTGAATTGGTTATAGGTTTTAATCCACATGAAGGTGGTCATGAATGGGTAGAATATAAAGGCAAAAGGTTTAATTATTTACCTGGTTATATTGAATATGAACGTTATACTTATACTGAGGTCTATAATAAAATGGTGCAATTTCAGTTACCTATCACATTAAAAAGTGAATAACATGATCACTCAATATAAAAAGATATATGAATACTACTTAAATAAACTCTATACACCCGACGAGGTTGCTTTAATTTATAATGACTTCTATAAGTACATAACCCTATTATTTACTAAGTTTACATCTGTTAAGGAAGCCGAGGACTTTTTTAAAACAGCATGGGCTAACTTAAAGATACGTGAAGAAAAGGGATTCTTACCTGATTACCTCTTTAACATCTTTGAGAATATTAAATTACAAATGAAAATACCAAAACCACACGTTAAAAAAGACTTACAGGAATTAAATACACTTACTAAGAACACTACTTATTATGAGAATAAACTACCTACTGACAAAGTAGCAAGCTTACAAGATAGTAACGAAGTCAATACACTTACTCAACAATTATTAGATAAATGGAGTAAAGATAAGATATAACCCGATATGAAGTAGGTTTGGAGTGAAGTGACAACAAGCCCATAGGAGATAGACTTGCTATCTTAACAACCCGCATATTCGTAGGATATCGTTATTAAGACACACTATACAAGGTTAGGTATTGCAACATAACAGCTTAACTTACATCGTCTATTGTCTGTCCATAGTTAAAAGCTCCCATACCAGACGCCCACCCCATATAATACGGTTATATGAATCCGATTAACGATGAAGGAGTGATAGTGACAAGAGCCTTTCAACGGTGCAATGTTTTAGAACGGTCGCAGCTTACCTTTATTGTTTTGTTTGTTGCTATTGGATGGATGTTTTACCTTTTCCCATCCTCACTGTTATTTAACAGATAGGACAGGAAAATAAAATGCTTGAATAATAATAGAAAGTGTTGTATATTTGCATTGTTATTTTTTGTCATAGACAATTTAAAAGATTTGCTTAGTTTTGTCAAGTATGAAATTAAGCAATCTTTTTTTGTTGACAAAGTATGATTGATATATTATAGTTATATTGAACCGATCAAAATAAGGCTATTGATTACTTATTCAGTTTAATCTTGATCGGTTCGCTGGGTAATAGTTGATAGCCTTTTTTATTATACCAATACTCTTTATAAGAGGGTATTAGTATAGATGAACTGAATGATAAGGGTTAACTTTAAAAGATAAATTCCTGATCAATCAACTTGTTCATCTTATAAAGGGACGTAGCTTAATGGCAGAGCAAAGTATATATGTTTATTAACCACTTGCTTAAAGCTGACTAATAAACGTTAACGGCGACTTAGGTTGTTGGTTCGAATCCAATCGTCCCTAAATAAAGGCTGATGAGGTAGGGTTAACTGCAAAGTAACTCCCTATCTCATTTCTTGCCTTATAGGAGTATTAAATGAATTATGCAAATCAATTTTCAGGCAAACAAATAGATCAACAAGAACAAATACCAGGTAAAAAGCAAGTACAGAATAATGCTGGTGGATATGTATTTCAAGTTGATGATATGAAACGAGTACGAAGATTTCTTATATTAGGATCGGATACAAATACATTTTATCAAACATCAAAGAAATTAACGATAGAGAACTCACAGCTTATAGTAGATTTAATTCAAGCAGGCAAAGGCAAAGAGGTATTAGATTTAGCGTGTGAGGTATCGGATAATGGATTAGCACGAAAAAACGATCAAGCTATATTTATATTAGCTTTGTGTTGTGCTTTTGGTGACAATGAATTAAAGAATTATGCAGTAACTTGTTTTAATAAGATTATTAGAATAGGTACTCACTTATTTCAGTTTATTCATTCATGGAAACAATTAAGAGGGTTCGGAAAGTTATCTAAAAAGATATTTACTGAATGGTATTTAAATAAGCCGTTAAAAGAGTTAGTTTATCAAGTGGTTAAATATCAGGGAAGAACTGTTGAGGAAGGGAATACTAAAAGCAAATGGACTCATAGAGATGTTTTAAGACTTATGAAGTTTAAGACAGAGGATAAACAAAGAGATAACTTATTTAGTTATATTACCAAAGAACAGTTAAAGATTGAAGGTGATAGTCAGTTAAGCTTGATTGAAGGATTTGAGAAAGCTAAGGTTTGTAGTAATGAAAAGGATATGGTTAAGTTAATTAATGATTATAAATTAACAAGGGAAATGATTCCTACTACTTTTTTAGATAAGCCAGTAATCCAAGAGCAAATATTTTATCAGTCAGGTTTAATAGCTATTATTAGATCGTTGGCAACATGGACAGTATCAGGGTTGATCAAAGATTATAATACAGACTTTGTGAATAAAGTATGCGATAAGATTCTTAATGTTGAGGATTTAAAGAAATCAAAAATACATCCATTACAAATATTAGATGCTATTAAGACTTATTCAGGCGGGCATTCATTAAGAGGTATATCGACATGGAAGCCAGTACAAAAGATAATCGATGCTTTAAATGAGGCATTTTATTTATCATTTGGGTTTATAGAGCCTACTAATAAAAAGATTATGATAGGCTTAGATGTATCAGGAAGTATGACAAGTGGTAATATTTCAGGTTCTTTATTAAGCCCTAGGGAAGTTTCGGCAGTGCTATCAATGGTTACTGCAAGAGTAGAAAAAAGGTATATTTTAAAAGGGTTTAGTCATGTATTGGTAGAAGTGCCTATATCACCAACAATGAGATTAGATCAAGTGATAAGAGTGATTGAATCAATACAATACGGTGCAACTGATTGTTCTTTACCAATTATAAACGCGATGGGTAATAACTGTTATGATATTGACGCATTTATTATTTATACAGACAATGAAACATTCGCTGGTAGAATACATCCTTGTCAAGCATTAAATCAATACAATAATAAAGCAAATAGACAGGCGAAACTAATAACAGTAGGCATGACATCAACAGGCTTTACAATAGCCGATCCGAGTAATAAACATATGGTTGATATAGTAGGATGTTCAATAGATACACCACAAGTAATTAGTGATATAATTAGAGATTGACAGGGACGCAATAATATATTATAAGTAAGTTAACGGGCTAAACAGGGTTATTTTTAAGAGTTTAAAGCTAACTTCAAGCCCGTTGTTAGTCTCTTGAAAGTAACCCTTTTTAATTAGGAGTGAATGAATGATTACAAAATTAACAAAGAAGCAATTAGATGCTATTCCAGCATGGAATGAGCGGTTTATAAAGGAAGGGTTATCAACTGAGCCGTTAGACTTGCCAACATTTACTGAGAATGTAAAGAAGTGTTATAAGTATGCTGGTTTAAATACAGATATACCAATTATAGAGGTATCGTCTCCAATAGTGGGAGCGTTAGCAAGTAGTATAGCACGATATATTATAGAAAAACGATTGTCAGCCGTTGATTCAGCCGTTTATTCAGCCGTTTATTCAGCCGTTTATTCAGCCGTTTATTCAGCCGTTGATTCAGCCGTTGGTTCAGCCGTTGATTCAGCCGTTTATTCAGCCGTTTATTCAGCCGTTTATTCAGCCGTTGATTCAGCCGTTGGTTCAGCCGTTTATTCAGCCGTTGATTCAGCCGTTGGTTCAGCCGTTTATTCAGCCGTTGATTCAGCCGTTGATTCAGCCGTTCGTTCAGCCGTTGATTCAGCCGTTGATTCAGCCGTTTATTCAGCCGTTCGTTCAGCCGTTCGTTCAGCCGTTCGTTCAGCCGTTGGTTCAGCCGTTTATTCAGCCGTTCGTTCAGCCGTTGGTTCAGCCGTTGATTGGCATTATTGGATAGGTGGGCGACTATGGCATTCATGGCAAGCTTTTATTATGTATTTTATAGAAATATGTACAGTGAAGATTAGTAAAGAAATGATTGATAGAGCTTATGCATATTATAATTGTCAAAGATCATCAGGATATTGGTGGGCTAATAAATATTTTATTATGGTATCACATCCACCAACTAGTATACAATTACTCAATAATGAGTTACATTGTGAGACAGGGCAAGCTATTAGCTATAAAGATGGGTGGGGGGTATATTCAATACATGGTGTTATTATGCCTGAATGGGTAGTAATGACAAAAGCAAATGATTTACAGCCTGAGAATGTAATGAAATTAGATAATGCGGAACAAAGAGCTTATGCCATTAAGAAAATGGGTATAAGTAAATTAGAAAATAAAATGATAAAAAAAGATGAAGTGAAGGGTAATAATCCTTATATATTGTTTGATATGGGTAGATTGATAAATAATGGTATTTATCAGCCTGTATTAAAGATGAAAAATCCTTCATTAGCAAATCATTATCATTTTGAGTTTGTTGATCCTGTTTGTCAAACAGTTCAACAGGCATTAAACTGGCGGTATTCTAAGGACATCAATAAAGAATGGAAGCCAAGTATTTTAACATAAATAGGAGTATTAAATGAGATTAAATAATGGTAATAGTAACCAAATTGCACAAGGGGATGTATTATTCACTAAGTTAGACATTAACATAACTGAATTAAAAGAAATTAAGCCAAATAAAAGAGGCTTTGTATTAGCGGAAGGTGAAGCCACAGGTCATGCACATAGAATAGAGGCAACCGAAAGAGCTGAGTTATTTGAATATTTTGACTTTGATTTACAAGAGACTTGTATGTTATTAAAGATATTGCAAGATGATACGGAAGTGAAACACGAAGAACATCAAAGCTTATTCTTAAATAAAGGTACTTATAGAGTCTCACAGATTAACGAATATGATCCCTGGGCTAAAATAGGTGAACAAATTAAGAAAGTAAGGGATTGACTTACTAGTTTTATTAAGCTATAAATAAGTACTGTTGGAATAAGATAGGCTCTTGCTATCGGATTATGTAAGTTGACCAACAGCAATTTACCCGATAATGAGAGCCTTTTTTGTTGGAGTGTATAATGAAAATAATTCAATATGTAGATTTATATAAATATCATATTATTAGC